CTGTAGCTTACGAATTTGATTCTCGTCCATGCGAAGAACGTGTGTAATGCGCGACGCAGTAGCAAGGTCGCTCGCCGTGTAGGGGACAACCAAGTCTTCTGCAGGCACAAATCGAGATACGGGCCTTTGTTTAGTTTCATCGTAATAGACTTTCTTGAAAGTAGATCCAGACAGTGGCAAATAGAACAGCATCTGATCCGTATCAGGATCAAACTCTTCCATAACCTCTGTAATCATAAAGTTCATGTAATTCTTGACGCGAGTTGCTTGGTCCTCGACCTCTGGAGTCTTCGCGCCCATGATGTTTGTGCGAACAGGGCCGCCTGCTGGCAACAATTCTTTGTAGGCTTGCGCCTGGAACTGTGTGACTGATTCTGAAATTATTGGGTGAGTGACTCCTGACGCGCCTTGGAAGGGCTGCGTCCGCTCCTGATACTTGACTCCCAGGAGGTCGAGTCCTTTGGTATAGCCGTCTTCCCACTCGGACCGCGAATCTTGGTCTGTTTCAAAATGCTCACGAAGTTCTGACGAAATCTCTCCAAGTACAGCATCATCTAGAACCTCTGCGAGGTTTGCGTTGTGGTCGTATTGTTCTGCCTGTACCTCTGCGCCACCTGCGCCGCCCATCAGAGCCTGAATAATCGCGCCACCTGCGCCATCTTCCATGATTTCCGCGCCACCAGCAAAGTCTTCAACCTGGGGTAGCTCGACTTCCATGCCTGGAACAGCCTCTAAAGCTGAATCCACCATGCCCATCATTCGATCAGGAGGTACTGACATTAGTAATACTCTCTATATCTTGGTATATGTTCAACGTCATCCTCTTCTCCAGTCAGCGCAATAAAGCCACCTTGCCGGAAACGGATCAACGCCATCGTCATACTGTCCACAAAATCGTCGTGATCACCGTTCGGGAACGCTGCGCACTCCTCGATAACTTCATCTGCGAACTTTTTATCCGGTGCCCACACCATTCCAGCCTCAAAAAGAGGGGCGACTGTGTGCATCCGAGTCACTTTATCACGACCTTTCGACGGAGTATAATTCATCACAGGTATGCCTGTCCTGCGTAATTCGTCGGTTAACGGCATTCCAGAGGCTTTCGCCTCCACAATCACCATGTCTGGCTCCCAATAGTCGTGTTCTTCCAGGGCAATTTCCTTCAATTCTGGGAAATTCCACCGTCCTCGCCGTGCATCCAGTAAAATAAGATGGTCTGGACCGCCTTCTTCTGGTTCAAACACACCCCACGTCGTGATCGCTGAGTAGTCAGCCGTCTCTTTCTTCGAGAACGCAGTATCATAGCTCTGCATGACATACTTGACAGGCGGGATTTCTTCATCTTCCCAGGTTTGCCACCACTCCTTTTTGACAATTGCGCCTTCTGAAGCTGTCGGTTGCTGCTGCCATTGCGCGTTCCACTTGGCAACGGGCAGTGCAGCCTTAACCTTGAGCAGGTCGTCTTTGTTCCAAAATTCAGGCCATAATGGGTTATCTGAGGGCATAATTGCAGGAAATTCAACAACTTCCCACTGATCGCTCATAACGTCATTAGCTTGTGCCTTGAGCAATCGACCGGTGAGATCCTTCGTACCCCACCGTGTCATCACTAGAATAATCGCACCACCCGGTTGTAGACGTTGACGAGGGCCTGACGTATACCATTCATAAGCATGATCAAACGCTGTTTCACTAAGGGCATCTTGTTCCGAATGAGGGTCGTCGATGATAAACAGGTCCGCGCCGCGGCCAGTGACTGCTGCACCCACACCAGCGGCGAAATATTCGCCACCCGCTGCCGTACCCCAGCGACCCGCTGCTTTATCATCTGATTTGAGAAGTGTTTCTGGAAAAATTTCACGATATTGCTCCGATCCCATTAAATCTCGCACTTTTCGGCCAAATCTGACCGCCAATTCGGTGTTATGCGTCGCCTGAATGATCTTTAACTTCGGATTTCGGCCCAAAAACCATGCTGGCATGAGGTAAGACGCGAATTCTGACTTAGAATGACGCGGCGGCATGTTCACAATCAGCCGTTTTATCTCTCCTCGGGCGATTTTTTCGAGCTTTTCGGCGATAATTCGGTGATGTCGTCCTTCGATGAACCCGTCATAGACGTGGTGGACGAAGGGCATGAACTGATCTTGGGCCTTTTCACGGGTTTCAAGACGAATCTGCGCTTCTTTGAGCGACAAAATCTCCTTGAGTACCTCATCTGGCAGAGATTCAAGGGCCGCGGACATAAATTAAGCGCGTCTTCTCATCGGATAAAGCGGTGCATACTGTCCTCGGGCCTGGAAACTTGGCTGCAACCGCTGCGGAGCAAGACTTGGCAGCCCGGTATACGCATAACTAATCGGTCCCATCGGCTGATACGCCCGTCCACCAGGAATTGCCTGGCCTTGATACTCTTCGTGTACAGGTTCTGATACAACTTCTTGCGCTGGAGGAATAATCGGTTGACCACCTCCGTCACCACCACCGGTGTCCGTTGAACCCGATGAATAGTCTGCCCCCGGACGGGCTTCTAGCTCTCCAGTAAATGGATCCGTTGTTGGAACATCTCGAACAGTAGTATTCGGACCCAAAATCGATGATCCAATTTCAACGCCCATTTGATACCCACGCGGATCACCAACATACACCGCATCCTGAGCACCCATAAAGGCAGAACGAATGTTCTCTTCCGGACCGACCGCGCCCAAAATCTCACCAGATGCCGGATCACGAACCAATGCTCCACCCGGACGGTTTGCTACATCCGCAATCTTACGCGCCTGATTTCCGCCAAACGTAGACTCCAACGAGTTAATAACTTCAGCACCCACTCGGAGTAACGAAGGAGGCATGTCAGAAGTGTCACCAAAAATAGCTTCATCAATTGCACGTTGTCCCAGCACATCGTCCGCTTGGCGCATCATGTCTACGCCAGAAAAACGGGTTGCATCAACTGGGGCCATTGACATCGGACCCTGTACTTCGCCCATCCGTGCCTGACGATCAAACTGCGAGGCCCTCGACTCTGGAGCTAACGACATCTGAGGAATGTTTTGATCAACACCTAACACATCACGGCTGAAATTAAAGTTGCTAGGTTCTTGGGCCGCGGCTAACGAACCAAGGCCCTGGGCTACCTCATCTTCCATCGCGGCCATTGTTCGAGAATCCGCTAAACCAAGATTTGATGCAGCGGCAAAAGAAGTAGCTGGGTCTGTCACGCTTCCAGAAGGCGGAACATTCTGTCCACCCAACACAGTTTCAGACTCTACTCTGCCCATTTCCCGAGGGACCCCAGAAGGCATAGGCTCTTCAAGCAATGCATTACTGCCTTTGCGCTGAGATGGTGTTGAAGGTGTATAGCCAGGACGTGCGGCCATTTCAGTGATTTGCTGCATTGGGCTGCCAGCTCGTGTCGCACCCGCTTTGGCAAGATCCAAGGCTCCCGCTGGTTGCTCGTCAAGGTCAACCGGTCCCATTAAATCAACCGGGTCAACGTCACCAAAAATGTCTAAGTCTCCAACTGCAGATGTCGCTCCACGGCTAAGTTGACCTGCTTCAAATGCATCTCTGGCTTGCTGGCGTCCTTCAGCTTGAGCGGCAGTTGTTGGACCGGGCAACGGAACACCTTCAGCAGCTAACATTGCCGACAAACGAGCGTCTTGTTCTGGACTCAGCGTTGTAGGTCCGGGGGCCGCGGCACGAGAAGCACCACCTAATGCGTCAAACTCATAGTCCGTAGTTCCGAGGGCCGGGCCTTTCGCTGTTTGGGTCACGGCTGTTGGGGTAAAAGGATTGTAACCTAACGCATCTTCAAGGTTGACTGCACCAGCAGGCTCGTCAAACTCTGGGACGGTTCCCGCTAGTGAAGAAGACTCCCTGGACATAATGCCGCCTGCAGACGTAAAAGCAGACTCTGCTTCAGGTGTCCCAGGAGTGTATGAATCAATAGCAGAAGGCGTGATATCTAAATCACCAGAAGCAATTGCTCTGTCTAGGTTTTCTTGCGTTCCATAAACACGACCGCTTTCAGTAGAAACAGAAGGCTGAGAACGGTCAATGTTAAAATTCGTGGTGCTACCAGTCGATTGAACTCGACGGTCACTGTCGTCACGCGAAAAATCTGCAACATCACTCTTCGCACCTAAACTCTTCTGCGGGCCAGAGGCCGCTGGCCCCCTTCCTTGCTTACCAGACTCAACATCTGCAGCGTCGCCACTCGGACCGTCCTCCCCAAAACAAAAAATCTTTGATTCAATAGAATTGTCAGCTTCGTACCATCCACGAGCCTCACAAAAACGACTAATCCGCATCCTTCAGTACCTTTTTGTAGTACACACCACCACGTTGGAAGTCTATAGCATGACAGAAACTGTCCCAACGATCCACATTCTCATCAACAAAGGACGTCGGGGTGAACGACATGAACAGAGTTCCGTGGTCCTTGCACCATTTTTCCCATATACGAAAGAACTTCAACGCGACCCTGGGGGACTTGTGCTCCGGCAAAATGTAAAACAGTTCTTCTGACGAGACGTACTCTTCATGGTTCCAAACGACCGGGCGCTTACCAGCGATAAAGAAACCAACTACTTTGCTGTCTTTCTCGTAAACAAGGAACAGCCGGTCTTTATTGTTAAGGGTTGCGGCTGCAAAGTTGTAAGCGTCTTCTGGGTTATAGGTGGTTACGTCCTTAAACTGACTTCCTTCATGGAAGACTCCGGCGATGTATACGCAGGTGTTTAAGTCTTCTGGGGTCGCCGAACGAATTAATCTTTGCATATTTTTCTCGGGCCTGGGACTCCTAGGGGCCTATTCTACAGGAAAAGGGGGTAGCCAATGAAAATATCTCCGATTATTTCTGGAAAACTTATATAGACATAGGTCACCATACGAAGTGCCCCCCAAAAAGGGGGTTCCCCCCTCTGTATATACATGGTGTATACACCTAAAATCCCAAGTAACCCCTATTGCTTCACTGCGTTCCGCGTAGCGGAACGCACCCTGCGATGCGCACTGTGTGCATTAGACTAAAGTATAGGTTGTTCACTGCGTACAAGGTATGAGACAATCTGGGATGTGGCAATACCGCCACGGGCAATTGGGGGGAAATACCATGCCAAACTTAGATAGAGCCTTTATGAATGGCCTCATGAATCCAGCCGAGTTATCTCGTGCATTGCGCGAGTCAGCTCTCGATCAAACCAATGGTGCAACTAGCACCGGTGTTACACGTCAGCAATACCTTGACACTTTGTACTCACGGTATGACCAGATCCTTGGTTTCCCAAATGGGACTACCAAAGAACTGTGGGCTGATCAGCACATTGGTCAAGTCAGCGGCAACCCTGCTCTTGATCAGTTAGTTAATTTTGACTCATCGAATGCAACGCGAGAGCAAAAGTTTGCGATGATGAATATGTTATCGCAAACGATTGAACGAATAGCCACTGAAGTTGCAGACGAGATGGAAGACGAGATGGGCGCGGATGTCGAAAGACTACGCGAGTTTGTTCGGAACTATCCAGATCCGGAATAACGGTTCTCCCCACGGGCGGCCTTCGGGCCGCCTTTTTTTATACCTGGTCGAAGCTGCTGCTGCCAGGGAGCGCATCGCTACGCGATGCGCAACCAGAGAATCGCAATACTACTAAGGTCTAATTGTTTACTGTGAACAACAATGGGATACTCGAAGAGGTTACTAATGGGAGGAACCAACATGACACAAGTCGAACATGAAAATCACTTCAAGAACACGTTTCAAATATGCACCTTCGTCCTGCAAGACGAGACAGGTCACCTGATGCTCGCACCGTATGGCATTGCCAAGCACCGCGAATCGGGACA